GCTGGTCTGGAACAAGAACGCCACCCATCTGGTGGGGGTCTGCTCGCCGGTATCGTACTTCCAGCGCGCCCGCATCGCCCCGCCGACTGGCACCTACACCGCGGCGACCTTTGGTAGTCCCAACTTCGTCACCGTCACCGCCAGCGGGTGCTACTTCTACAACTTCTCGGTGTTCGCCGCCTTCTCCACCGGATCGACCACCGGCATCGCCTGGACCGATACCGGCAGTCGCAACGCCTACGTCAATTGCCATCTCATGGGCCTCGCCGATGCGGCGAGCGCTGGAGCGGCGGGCGCGCGCACGCTCAAGATCGGCGCCTCCGGCTCGGGTGAACTTGATTTCTACCGCTGCACCATCGGCACCGACACCGTGACCCGCACCGCGGCCAACTCCACGCTTGAATTCGCTGGCGGGACGCCGCGCAATCGCTTCACCGAGTGCGTGTTTCCCTTTGCCGGAACGGGCAGTGCGAGCGGGATGTTCGGCATCCTTGGCACCGGCAACGATTGTGTCGATCGGCATCAGATCTTCGACCGCTGTCTTTTCGTGAACAACATCAAGAGCGGCGGCTTCTCGACCATGACGGCATTGGGCAGCTTTACCACCAATGCCCCGGGCGGATTAGTCGTGTTCAAAGACTGCGACACCGTGGGCATCACTAAGATCGGCGACACCAACTTCCTCGCCAACAGCTATGTCAGCAACGTCGGCGGCGCCTCCACGGGTGGCCTCGACGTGAATCCGTCGTAACGGGAGTTCCCCATGCGCCCGATCAGGATTCGTGCCGCTGCGGCAGGACCGTCTGCGTGGATTCCCATCGACACCCAGCAGTCGCCGTTCGGTATTGGCTTTCGCTGCACGGTGCAGGAGGGCGCGAGCCTTACCTATACCGTGCAGCATGGTTTTTCGGACCTCACGCCGGTCAGCCCGCTGTTCATGACCCGCGTGACCACCACGGCCACGATGACGTGGCCAGTGACCACCGACAACCCGAGTCACGGCCTGTCGGTGGGAGACTCGATCGTTAATACCGACTACGGCGCTCCGTTCGATGGCGTATTCACGCTGGCGACCGTCGCTTCCGGCGTGCTGGCAACCTATGCCGTGGCCAACAGCGGGCTCACGGCGAGCAACGCCGGCAACACCGAGCGCATCTTCGTCGGCAACCATCCGGTCGTCGCCGCTCAAACCGCGTCGGCGGACGGCAACTATGCCTACCCGCCCAACTACATCCGCATCAACGTCACGTCGTTCTCGAGCGGCGCGGTGACGATGTCGATCAACCAGGGGGAATGACATGCCCGGCTTAGCGAACGCTGACGGCATCGTCATGGTCGAGGCCACCGCGGGGTCTGCCGGACCAACCGGACCGGTCGGCCCGACCGGACCCAGCGGTCCCGCAGGAGGGCCTACCGGAGCTACCGGACCCAGTGGTCCTTCTGGGCCCAGCGGACCCAGCGGGCCATCGGGTCCGTCTGGCCCCAGCGGCCCATCGGGGCCAAGCGATCCTGGCAGCCTCACCGTTACCGACACCGTTACTACCTACACCGGCATCAGCGTCATCGGCTTCCCAGCCGGGACGGTGATCCAGCCGGGGGCGGGGCAGGTCGATGTGTCGGGGTGGGCATTCGTCGACATCTTCATTCCGCCTGAGCAGCTCGCGGTAGCTCCGTTCCTCGATGCCGCCGAGACCGGACCGGGTCTAGTGATAATCCCAACGCCGGGGCCGAATCTGGGCGTCGTCGTGCAACAGGCAGCTTCCCGTGTCACGCCCGGCGATCCGTGGTTCACCGACCCCAATGTGGCGCTGACGTGGGGTGATGCCGCGGGCACGCAGGCCAGTGATTATCTCGGCAATCTCATTCTGGAACTTAACACCACGCCGATTGACGATTTCGCCATGGTCTTTGCCGCTCAGGCTTCTAATTGGCTCGGCATGGGTGCGGGTACGGTTATCAACCAGCCAGTCGTTGCCCATACCACCCTCGATGTCAGCAATGGTGGCACCGTATTCGGCACCCGCGGCGGCGCGCTGCGCGTGTACTACACCATCGTGCCGACCGCAGCCGCGCTCAATCCGGCGGTGTATTTCCTCATCAATGCCGTGACGCAGGTCAGCAAGACCTTCACCGTCACCGGCGACGCGCACACCCTTACCGGCAGCATCGCCGTGGTCGGCAATAGCGGCGGCAACAACGGCACCTACACCATTGTCAGTGCCACGTTCAGCACGCCCAACACCGACATCGTGGTGGTCGAGGCAATCCCGTTTGCGACTGCCGACGGGTGGGTTAAACAATAAGGAGTACTGTCATGCGCCATCTGCTCGCTGTCGTTCTCATCCTGTTCTCCGCGCTTGCCTTCGCCCAACCGCCCACTCTTGGACCCGATTGCGGTATCGGTGCCACCGTCACCGGCAGCAACAAGGCCGGTCACATCACGCTGGGCAACATCGACGCCCAGCCCAACGATCTATGCACGCTCACCTTCTCCGCGCCGTACCCGAACACGCCGAGTTGCGCCGCGAGCGATGAGACGGGTGGCGGTGGCTGGTCGGCGCCGCTGGGCACGATCAGCAGCAAGACGCAACTCGTCATCGGCGGCGCCTATCCGTGGGCGAGCGGCGACGTGATCGCCTATCTCTGTGTGGCGCCATGACCGACGCCGAGCGCGCGTGGGTTCGCTATCTTGAGGATGACATCGCTCATCTTCAGAGTGATGTGCGCGAGTTGAAGGCCAAGATCAGGCAGCAATCGACCGTCATCAACAATCTGTGGGCGATGGACGAATCGCTGCGGGCGGCGGCGTTCGGCGACCAGCGGCAGACTTCGCACTGAGGATCAGATCATGAAGGGTGAATACTGGGCTCGCGGCGAATGGAACGCGCAGTGCGATCAATGCGGCGAGCTGTTCAAGAGCTCCAAATTGCTGCTGCAATGGGATTTTCTGCGCGTGTGCCGCCGCTGTCTGGACCCACGTCATCCGCAGGAATTGCTCAAGGCACCACGTCCAGAGGCTCCGATTCCCTGGTCGAGGCCAGAATCGGGTAGCGGCTGCGAGGCGGTACAGCCGTCGAGTCCGCGGGTGCGTGATTCGGTGGTGCGCGACAAGATCAGCCGGGACTAGCGCGTGGCTCTCGACATCGAATTCTCGGATTACACCCGCTGTCTGCTGGTTGCCGCGGTGGGACCGGGCGCGACCACGCTCCTCACGTCGGTGCCAGACCTGCCGTTCCCGACGCTGTCGCAGAACGATTCGTACTTCTACCTCACTATCGTCGACCAGCCCAGCTACAACATCAACCTGCAGCCCCCGGCGCAGCGCGAGATCGTCAAGGTCACCGAGTACCATACCGTCGGCACCGGCTATAGCCTCACCGTTGTCCGCGCCATCACCACCACGGCCCAGAACTGGGCGGTCGGTGCGGTGATCGAGGGTCGCCCCTGCGCGCAGGAGTTCTACGACCTCAAGAGCACCGGCAGCGGTCCTACCGGACCGACCGGACCGACCGGGCCATCGGGACCGAGCGGCCCCGGTGTTAGCGGCCCCAGCGGTCCCTCGGGTCCGAGCGGCCCCAGCGGTCCCGCGGGCACCGGTGGCGCCTCGCTGTCGCAGGAATTCACCACCCCCGGTGCCTTCACCTTCAACGTTCCGGCCGGGGTGAGTCTGGTGTGGGTGACCCAGATCGGGGCCGGCGGCGGCGGTGGCGGACGGGCGAATAGCTCGACCACGGGCGCGGGCGGTGGCGGCTCGGGTGAGGTCATGGTCGGAATGCCCTATGCGGTCACCGCCTCGGGCACGGTGGCGGGTGTGGTGGGAGCCAAGGGAACGGGCGGGGCCGGTGGCGGAGCCAATGCCGGCACCGACGGCGGCGATACCAACTTCGGCACCCTGCCGGTGCTGGGCGGCAAGGGCGCGCCCGGTTCGACGCAAGCGGGTGGCGTGGGCGGTGGACCGCGCGGTGGGGCGGCCGGAACGTCGGGCTCCAATCAGACGCAGTTGCCGGGCACCGCGGAATCGCCGGTTCACTTCGGTGGCAGCGGCGGTGGCGGCGGCGGCAACTCTTCGGGCAACGGCGCTCCCGGCGGGGCGGCTGGTGGCTTCACCAACGGCGGCGCGGGGGGCGTGGTGGCCGCTACCCACGCCGGCGGTGGTGGTGGGGCAGCGTCGATCTTTGGCACCGGCGGGGCTGGTGGCGCGGGCGATGCGGCAGGGGTGAGTGCGGCCAGCACCGCCTACGGTGCCGGCGGCGGCGGAGCGGGAGCCAATACTGCACAGGCCGGCGGCGACGGTGCCGACGGCTATGTGCTGGTGGAGTGGGTGGGCTGATGAGCACGACCAAGTCGCAAGCCTTTCTCGCCTCCGGCACGTTCACCGTGCCGCCGACGGTGTCGCTCCTTTGGGTGACCCAGGTTGGCTCGGGATCGGGCGGCAACGCCGGCAATCCCGGCGGCTCCGCGGGTGCTGGCGGCGGGGCAGCGGCGACGATCATCAACATGCCCTACCACGTCACCCCGGGCGGCACGGTGGCGGTCACAGTGGCAGTGGGCGGTCCTGGCGGCACGGCGCTGCTGCCGGCTGGCACCGATGGGCAGACCACGAGCTTCGGCACGCTCAAGACCGATGGTGGCACCCACGGCAACGTCATTCCCGGCGGCGAGTACGGCGGCTTCGGCGGCGGCGCCTTCGGCGTGGTCGACGTGAGCGGCACCGTGCCCGGCACCTTGGGGCAGCGCAACGCCCAGGAGTTCGGTGGCTCCAACGGCGGCACCAGCGGGGCCAATTCGCCCGGCCTCAACGGCGGCGGCTCGGGCGGGTTCCTGATCGGCGGCGCGGGTGGTGAAGGTCACCCTGGCAATGAAGGCGGCGGCTCTGGCGGCGGCGGCGGCGGCGCGACCGTCTACGGCCGCGGCGGCGACGGCGGCGGGGTGGTGCTTGGCGTGCTCAATCCCGGCCTCGCCGGCAACGGGGTGGGCAGCGGCGGAGGCGGTGGCTCGGCCGAGTTCGGGGCGCCTGGATCGCCGAAGCCCGGCGGCAATGGCGGCGGCGGCTATGTGCTGGTGTCGTGGATCGATGCGTGATGGCCAATTTCTGCAAGCCCCCGCCCGATCCGGTCACGCTGCACATGATTCCGGAAGCGCTGCAGCGCTGGTTCAAGGAACTCTCCGTGTTTCTGTGCAAGGAGCAGTTCGGCTCGCCTGGTGTGACCGGACCTTCTGGTCCTTCCGGTCCTGCGGGTGGCGGCGGCGCGACAGGGCCAAGTGGTCCTTCGGGTCCGAGTGGGCCTTCCGGACCCAGCGGACCTTTGGGGCCAACGGGGCCAGCTGGGGCTACCGGTCCTGCAGGAGCGACCGGACCCGTGGGGGCAACCGGACCCATTGGCCCCACTGGACCCACGGGGCCAGCGGGAGCCACGGGGCCAGCGGGAGCCACGGGCCCGACCGGGGCGACGGGGCCGACGGGGGCAACCGGTCCTACCGGCGGGGCGGCGACGAGCGGCTGGGCGCAGATCGCGCAGGTCGTGACCTCGAGCAGTCAGACTACCGCCAATTTCTCCAGCATCCCGGCGACCTTCACCAATCTTGCCATCATGTGGGAGGCGCAGAACACCGCCAGCGGCAGCGGCTCCTCCGTGGTGCGCCTGCAGATGAACGCCGATGCCACCGCCGCCCACTACTCGACCGCGTTTCGCATCGGCAGCCAGTCGAGCAGCGCCTTCGCTTCCGGGGCGGGAGCTACCACCAACGGCATGTTCATCGGCACCATGCCCAACGCCGGCAACACCAACCGCACCGCGCGTGGGGTGATCTTCATCATGAGCTACGCCCGCACCACCTTCGACAAGGGAGCGATCTTCTTCTCCGGCGATCCGGCCTCGGCGGGCCTGCTGATGCTCGGCACTGCCGACTGGCTGGAAACCACCGCCATCAATCAATTGACGGTGACGCAGGACGGCACCGCCATCACCGACGGCTCGGTATTCACTCTCTACGGGCAGACCTGATCATGCCGTCAACGGGAACAGCCTCGTTTAGCCGCACCCGCGACCAGATGATCGCGGCCAGCCTGCGCGTGCTGCGCGTCCTGTCCGACGGTGCATCGCCCGGAACCAACGATCTGACGATCTGCTCGGAAGCGCTCAACATCCTGCTGAAGCAGATGATGTCGACCGGCCTGCCGCTGTGGTGCTACCAATTGCTGCCGATCCCGATGGTGGCCGGGCAGAACACTTACACCCTCGGTCCCGCTCCCGCCGACGTGGTCTGCAACCGGCCGCTGCGCATGTTCGAGGGCTCCTACATCCGCACCGTCTGCGGCACCCAGACCTTCGACACCCAGTTGCGGATGATCTCGCTGCTCGAATACCTGCAATTCGGCGGCAAACAGACGCTGTCGGTGCCGAACTCGATCATGTTCATGCCGCTGATCGACACCGGGACACCCTTTGCCGGCGGCACTACGTCGCCCTCGACCGGTCACGCCGCGGTTCAGGTCTACGCCACGCCGCAGGACGGCACTCGCACCATCTACGCGAATATGCAGCGGCAGATTTTCGACATGACCACCGGCACCGACGAGTTCGACCTGCCGGTGGAGAATTTCCAGTGGCTCAAGTACCAACTCGCGGCGGAAGTGGCCGACGAGTACAACGTGCCCGAGCAGCGGCTGGCCCGCATCGAGCAGAAGGCCAAGTTCTACAAGGACGAGATGTTCGCGTGGAGCGTGGAAACGGTCTCCATGATGATGCAGCCCGACCAGCAGGTCTACCAGCGGCGCTGACATGCCCGAAGGCTCCTCCAGCCAGCAACTCGTGCGCCTGCCGTGGTCGTGGCCGTACAACCCGCGTGCCGGCGACACCACTAAGGACTCGCGCCGGGTCAACGTGCTGGACGAGAAGTCGGGCGACAAGACCTACACCCTGAAGCGTCCCGGTAGCGTCGAAGTCGCCTCGTTCGGCGCCGGTACCGGACAGGGGGTGACGGTGTGGAACGGCGAGCTCTATGCGGTCGTCGGCGACAATCTAAAGACCGCGGCGGCGACGCCGACCGGGGCCGACGGCGGGACGTGGGTGGCGACCTCCAACGGGCCGTGGAACTCGCGCCGCCTGTTCCAAGCATTCGTCGCCAACAACGTGCTGTTTGTGATCGGCGGCATCGACAGCGCCGGCAATGCGTTGAACGACGTGTGGTCGATCCAGCCGGGGCAGGGGTGGAAGCTCTGCACCGCTGCGGCACCGTGGACCGCCCGCTACTCGTTCATGACCGGGGTCATCGGCAGCACCATCTACGTCATCGGCGGCTCGGACTCGGCGAGCAACCCGTTGGGCGATGTCTGGTCGAGCCAGGACGGCAGTTCGTGGACGCAGGAAACGGCGCTGATGAGTGCCGCCAACTGGGGCAAGCGCTTTGCCGGCGGCTCCATTTCGGCTGATAACGGCATCTACATCTTCGGCGGCAAGGATGCCACCAGCACGGTCGCCAACGACGTCGCCTTCTCCACCGACGGCAAGACCTGGGCGCAGGTCACGGCGGCGGCGGGCTGGAGCGCGCGCGAATTCATGTCGTCCTGGTACTACCAGAATCGCCTCATCATCGCCGGCGGCCAAAGCCTTCCCGGCACGACTTCGCTCAACGACGTCTGGTCGTCCAACGATGGCGGCAAGACCTGGGTGCAACTGACCGCGGCAGCCTTCGTCGCCCCCGGGGTGACACTCGCGAGCGCCACGGTCTACGCCAACCGGATGTGGCTGGTCAACGGCTACAACGGCACTACCCTGCTACATCGGGTCTATTCCTCGACCGACGGCGTGACGTGGAGCGTGGCGACCACCAGCGGGCCGTGGAACGCCAGCGCCGAGGGGCAGTTGATCGTGTTCCAGACCGCGACCGCGATTTCCGCTTTTCATTACCAGACCATGTACTGGCTGGGCGGGACCGACAATTCCGGCACTCTCGCCCCGTCGAGCGTTATCTACTACGCCGCGCTCAACACCCAATTGAACGCCTCGACCGCGATCAGCCCGCCGGTGGCGGGCCAGCCGTTCCAGTTCAATCCCTTCAGCCAGGGCACGCAACTGCTGGTCAAGAACGAAAGCGGCTTGTGGGTGCTCTCCGGCGGCGTGCTGATTCCCGTGACCGACATCGGCTACCCGGTGGAGACCGTTCCCGGTCTGGTCGTCCTCGGTGACTTCGCCTATGTGATGGACCCGAGCGGCCTCATTCGCAACTGCAACTTGAACGATCCGTTCCACTGGCCGATGCTCAATGCCGTGGGGGCGGATTACGAGGCCGACAACGGCATCGCCATCGCCAAGTACCTCAACTACCTCGTCGTGTTCGGGCAGTACACGATCCAGTTCTTCTATGACGCCGGGGTCGCAGTAGGAAGCCCTTTGCTTTCGTACCTCTCCGGCAACATGAAGATCGGGGCCGAGAGCGCGGCGAGCGTGGTGCAGGTCGGCCCGACCATCGCCTGGGTGTCGCGCGATCTGCAGTTGACGCGGCAGGTCATGATCTTCAACGGCCTGCAGCCGCAAGTCATCAGCACGCCGGCGGTGGAGAAGATCATCAACGGCGCGGGCTGGGCGAGCGTGTCGATTGCCGCCTACTGCCTGTACGCCAACGGGCACCTGTGCTATGTGCTGTACCCGAGCACCAACCTGCCGGCGTGGTGCTACGACTTCTCGACCAAGGAATGGTTCGAGTGGACCAGGGCGGACAGCCTGACGGCACCGCTCGCCTACGCCGCCAACACCAGCACGCTCGACTCCCCGGCGCTGGTGCTGGAGCAGGGGCTAACGGATGGGAAGGTTTACACTGTCGACATGAGCTACACCACCGACAACAACGCGACCTTCACCGCGCTCTTGATCACCGGCAAGGTCGATGCGGGCAACAATTACCGCAAGTTCTGGGGACCGATCACGGTCATCGGCGACAGGAACGCGAGCACGCCGTCGATCTCGTGGACCGACGATGACTACGCGAGCTTCAGCAGCGCGCGCACGGTGAACATGAACACGGCGTACCCGCAACTGTTCCGCTGCGGGCAGGCGCAGCGGCGCGCTTTCAAGTACACCCAGACGGACAATCAGCCGATGCGGCTGGAGGCGCTGGAAGCCGTGGTCGAGCAGGGCGGGATGTGATGCCGGATCTGCGCCAAATGCTGAGTCTCATCGGCGCCCCGCCCGAGGCGAGTGTGGACAAGAGCGTGTACGGCGCGCTCAACTATCCCGACGTCGGGGCGCTGACCGATGCGGGCCTCATCAAGAGCGTTCAAGGCGCCTACGGCACGCCGGCCTACTATGCGCCCGGCCCCAACGCGCCGCAGACCAAGTACGGCTCGCCGCTCGACGTGCGCGCCTACGACCAGCCCTCGGGGCAGGGCGCGGGCGGGTTCAAGATGATCGACCCCAGCCTGTGGTACAACGATCCCAACTACGGCCCGATCACGTCGAGCCGCAACACGGTCGACCCTTCCAAGCAGAGTAACTTCTACGACCTGATTGGCCCGCTGATCATGAGCCTGGTGCTGGGCGGGGCGGGCATGGGCGCGTTCGGGGCGGTGGGGGCGGGGCAGGGCGCGGGGCTCTCCGCGGCTCGCCTCGGACAGAATGCAGCCCGCTACGCGGGCGGGAGATAGACGATGGCAACGACAGCGGTTCCGGGCGCATCCCCGCCGGTGATGACCAACCCCGACGGCTCGATCAACTGGGGCAACCTGCTCGCTGGTGGTGGCCTCGCCATCGCCGATCTGGTCGGGGCCTTCGGCGGTGGCTCGACCGGCGCGGTAGGACAATCGCAGATCGCGGCAGCGGCGGCCGACCCGTTCGCCTCGCAGCGACCCGGTTATCAGAAACAACTGTTCGCGTTGATGACCGATCCTAACTCGTTCAAGACCGATCCCGGCTACCAGTTTGGCAAGGAGCAGGGATTGGAAGCGATCTCGCGCTCAAGCAACGCCCTCTACGGTACCGGTCGCACGGGGAGCCTCGCACCAGAACTCGACAAGTTCGCCACCGGCTACGCCGAGCAGGCTTACGATACCCGCATCGCCCAACTAATGGCGATGGCCGGGGTAGGGGCAGGCTCGCCCGGGACGGCAGGCGCCTTGCTCTCTGGCGGCTTCGACAAGCAATCGGGCAACATCGCCGGGGGCGTGACCGGGCTCGCCAACGCACTCGCCGCGAGCGGGCTGCCGCAGGCGGCGATCAACGGCATCATCCGTGCTATCGGTGGCGGATCAGGAGGCGGAGTTGACCCAACGACTGGGGATGTTACCTACGGTCCCGGTTCTACCGGAACGGGTGATCAAGGCGGTTGGCCCGGCGATACCAGCGGTATCGACTTTACCGGTGGCGGCGGTGGTATTCCTTCCGATTGGGGCGGCGCACTCACCGACCCGTGGTATGGCTGATCGGAGACGGTCATGAGCATGTACGACACGTTCCTGAACTTGACGCAGAAGGCGTCGACTATTGCCGACACCAACGCCAACACCCAGCAGCGGCTGATGCAGGTGGCGATGGGCCAGAAGCAACTCGAGGCATATGACCGCAAGGTCAAGGCCGATGAAGCCGTGCGGCAATTCATGATTCAGCAGGAGTTGACGCCGAATCCCCAACAGAACAATCCCGATGCGCCATCGGTGGGAGAGCGGCAATCCGTTGCCGATGAGCGCAACCCGGAAATGGCTGAATTGCGCAATCTGGGAAAACAGCGCGATAAGTATCAGCGCACGTTGCAGGTAGCAATCAAGGCCGGGGCTGATCCGAGCGAATACAAGATGTGGCAGGACGAGATCGACAAGGCCACGACCCGCATCAGCCAACTCGCCAAGGATGTCACCGCGCGCAAGCAGAAGGACAACGAGAACATCGTCAACCTCGGCCGCGACGTGAAAACGCCGGAGCAGTTGCATGACTTCGTGCGCTATGTCGGAGAAACCTTGAGTCCAGGAGAAGCTTTCGCCTTGGACAAACGCCTGCCGCATGATCCTAACGGCGGTCTCGTCTACAACGATCAGGCGGCGAGCGTGCTGTCCCAGTTCATGCGCTCGAAGGAGTCGGCGGCGCAGGCGCATCAACTCGCGCAGGAACAACTGTTGGCCCAGAATCTTGCCCGCAAGGAAGCCAAGGATCAGGCTGAAACCAAAAAGTCCGACGCCCAGATCGCCCATTTGCAGGCGTCGACCGCGCATCTTCTCCGGCTCGGCACTGGCGGTAGTGGGGGCGCATCCGGGGCCGGTTCGCTCAAGGCGGTCGAGTACATCTACCCGCGCAAGGCCGACGGCAGCATCGACGAGACCAAGGGACCGATCGGCACCCGCGGAGTGAACAAGGGCGGCAAGATGATCGTGCTCGATGCCGACGGCAACGAAACGACGCTGGCGGCGCTGGCCGGGGGGACGGCGAAGGAAGCCAAGGACACCAAGGTTGGGGTGACCAACGTCGTGCGCCAGAACATCGTCAAGAGCGGGGTGACCAACTCGCTCGCCCGCTTGGACGAGATCGAGAAGAAATTCCCTGACAACAACACGTCGCCCTTCTTCGGCACCCACGCCGAGAATCCCGCCAGCCGGGCGCTGTACGGGGTCGGGCGCGGAATGCAGAGTTCGACCGCGAAGCAGGTCGATGCCGCGTGGGCGTCGATGATTGACGAGGCGATTCCGGTGTTCACTGGTGGCTTGCGTGGCTCTGACGCCTTCCGCCGGTTCCTGATCGAGCAGGCGCCGGGACCCGGCGATGACAAGGCCAGCCGCGCGGAGAAGATTCGCCTCTTGCGCGCCAACATCAACGGCACCAGCAAGGCGTTCTTCAACAAGTTCGTGTCCGACCCGACTTTCTGGGCGCCGGGGACCAAGCCGGAGGAAGTGCAGGACGTGAAGGGTGGTGCGCCAAGCGAGTGGAAGGTAGAGAAGGTGCAATGAAATGGCCGAGTACAACGTCACCGCACCGGACGGGACCAAATATCGGGTGACCGGACCCGAAGGGGCGAGCGACGAGCAGATCCTGGCGCAGATCAAGGCGTACAAAGAGCCGACGGCTAAGTCGACAGAACCGGCGGCTAAGCCCGCCGAGGCCGAAGCCGAGCCGTCGACGCTCGCCTTCATTGGCGGCAATCTGAGCAAGGGTGTAGCCCAATTGGGCGGGCTGCCGGTCGACTTCGCCCGCAATGTCCTCAATCTCGGCATCGCCGGGGCCGGAACCGCCATCGGCGCAATGGGTGGGAAGCCCCCGGACCTGATCCCGCCTGCGGTTGGCGGCTCACAGTCGCTGGAGGCGTTGGGTAAGAAGGCCGGGGTGATCACGCCCGCAGCCGAACCCGAATCGGTGGGCGGCAAATACGCTGCCGCGGCCTTGCAGGCGGTTCCGAGCGCCCTGATCGGTAAGCCGTCCATGCAGCAGTTGCGGCGGGCAGTGACGGGGGCTGTAACCTCCGGTCTCGGCGCGCAAGCCGGTGCTGACATCGCCCCGGAAGGACAGGAAGCGGTCGGTGCCGCGCTGGGATCGCTGCTGCCGGGCGCGGCCAGCATGGCGGCAACGCCTGCCGCCGGGGAGCGTGCCGCCGCGGCCAAGCGCACGCAACGCTTCGGCGAAGCCAAGGAACTCGGCATCCCGGTGCCGCCGCGGCTGATGAAGCCCGATCCGCAGCAGCAGAAGGTGCAGAACGCGATCAGCAAAGAGTTGAAACTGCCCGAGGGCACCGAACTCTCGCCCCCGGTGCTGCAGGACTATCGCGCCGCGCACTACCGCGAGGGCTGGCTGCCGGTGGTGACCGATCCGGCGCTGGGCGGGCAGATCGTCAGCACGCCGGCGTTCCGCCAGGAGATCAGAAAGATCGCCTTGGCGGAGCGACGGCTACGCTCGGAGTTCCCCAACTCGGTCAAGGACATTGGTCTACAGCAGGTGCTGATCGACTTCGTCAAGCCCGGCTACACCACCGAAGGCGCGATGAGCATGATCAAGCGCCTGCGTGAAGGCGCCACCCGCAATCTCTCGTCGCCAACCGCCACCGACGATACCATGCGCCTCGGGCTGGTGCAGCGCAAGATCGCGACGGCAATGGAGGACTTGGTCGAGCAGAACGCGCAGCGCATCAATAAGCCGGAATTGGTAAAGAACTTCCGCGAGGCGCGCAAGGCGATGGCACAAGCCCACAACGTCGAGGCCGCGCTCGATCCGGTCACCGGCAAGGTCAATGCCTACAAGATCGCGGCGCTGCAGGCCGAAAGTGGATCGCTCACTGGGCAACTGAAACGCCTGGCCGAAGTCACCGCCGCCTTCCCCAAAGCGGTCAAGCCGCCGGAGGTGAGCGATGACGTGTTCACCAAGCGGGTGACGCCGATGGCGGTGCTGCATCCGCCGGCGATGAGCGCGCACCTGATGGCCCGCCTGTTCGATCCCATCACCACGTCGCGCGCCTATCAGTCGCTGTTCGTCGATCCGCGTAACCGGCTGACACCGGAGCAGCAGCGGCTGATGCGGCTGGTCATCGGATCGCAGCAGACCGAGAAGGAGCAATAACATGCCAACCGGAACACGCGTAGACCGCTGTTACCAGAAGCTCAAGCGCAAGCGCGGCAAGGCGAGCGCGGCGCGCATCTGCCAGTCGAGTACGGGGCAATCGCTCAAGACCGGGCGCAAGCCGAAGGGGAAGCGCAAATGAAACGGCGCCAGCACTGCCTGTGGTACATGACTAACCGTATGCCCGAGGACGAGCGCACCGAGCCGAGCGGCGACGATCTGGACGAGTGTCAGCCCTGGGACGAGGGTCGCGACGATCCGGAGTGGATTGATGCTGACGACAACGGGATCAGCATCAGCGGGAACGAGCCGCCTTAGACATGATTCCAATTCTTCCCGTTTCTAATGAGGCCGATAAGAACGGCCGACACACCGTACTCTTCAGAAACGGCCCGATGAGAACGTGGGTCAGAGCGAATAGCAATCACTTGTTGTTCGGTCAGTTTAGCTCGTCCGTTCTGAGAACCCTTGGCCTGTCTTCCCTTTCGCGTTTTGTCGTAAGTATTCTCAGCGTTTGTGCCAAGAAACAGGTGGTACGGATTAACACAACAAGGAATGTCGCATTTGTGCAAGATACACAAACCGTCTGGGATTGGTCCGTTTTTTATAATCCAAGCAAGACGGTGCAATCGTGTGCGTCGCTGATGGATTTTCAAACATCCGTAGCCACCAGTATTGTCTAGTGAACCAAGCCAAAGATGGCAACCGCTTTCAGGGATTCGTGCAACCTCATTCTCCAAACGAGCGGCAATCGTTTCGAGCGTGTTAGGACGGGTCATGATACCTCCACAAAGGCGGTTGACATTTTGCCGGTAAGTGCTGTTGTGGCAGCACGGCGCCTCGATAGCGCATGTCCCGGCAATTTGAGGATAGCACAGTGCGCGTGCTAATTGTCGATCCGACCGCGAGTGGATTGGATTTCGGTCTGCGCTGCATGGCCGCTGGGCACACGGTCAAGCTCTGTATCGCGCGCGACAAGAAAACTCACCAGCGGCGGCAGATCGGCGACGGACTCTGCGATAAGGTCGAGAACGAGGATTGGGAGCGCTGGGCCAAGTGGGCCGACTTGATCGTGCAGACCGATTGCGTCAAGTGGCTCAAGGAGTTGGACGGCTACAAACGCAAGGGCTATCCGGTGTTGAGTCCTAGTTACGAGTCGGCGCAGTTGGAGTTGATCCGAAGCAAAGGTCAGGAATTCCTCAAGGCGCACGGGATCAAGACGATTCCGTATGAATCATTCAGCGACTACAGGAAGGCAGAGACTTATGTGACCGTGACACAGGGTCGGTACGTCAGCAAGCAGGATGGCGACAAGGACAAGAGCCTGTCTTACTTGTCCAAAGACCCGAAAGATATGATTTTCATGCTTAGACGCTGGGCAAAGAAATTCAATGGGTCCGCGTGCAAGTTCATGCTGCAGGAATTCGTGCCCGGAATCGAGTTCGCTGTGAACGGTTGGCTGGGCAAGAACGGCTTCTGCAAATTCGTGGAAGAGAGTTTTGAACATAAGAAGGAAATGCCGGGGGACTGCGGCCAAAACACTGGCGAAACGGGCACGGCGATCAAGTACGTCGAGGATTCCAAACTGGCCGAGGAAGTACTGCTGCCGCTGGAGAAAGACCTGATCAAGATGGGGCATACTGGATCGTTCGACGTGTCGGTAGGCATCGACGACAACGGCGAGCCGCGCCCATACGAAATAACCGCCCGTATGGGTTGGCCCGCGATGAACATCGTGCAGCCCCTGCATCCTGACGTGTGCGAGTGGATGGGCGATTTGCTTGACGGTCGAGATACGTTCCGCCCATTGACCGATCACGCCGTTGGCGTAGTGGTGGCGATGCCGCCGTTCCCGATCGAGCCGGAGAACATGAAGGACTGCACCGGCATCCCGGTCTATACGCTCAATCAGGAAAACCCGTATTGGGACGTACTTTCGCCGTGCGAGGTCATGAGCGGTAGCGCACCGAACGACGACGGCAAGGACATTAATCTGATGGTCACGGCGGGCACCTATGTCGCCGTGGCGACCGGCCTCGGCTCGTCGGTGCGCGAGGCCCGCGACGAAGCCTACAAGGCGGTGGCGAGCATCAAGATGCCGAACGACCCGAAGTACCGCAACGACATTGGCGACAAGATGCGGAGCAAGATTCCTGCTCTCCAAGAATTCGGGTATGCCTCAGAGTGGCAGTATTAGATATGCGCCCAACGCTGCCGCAATTTGATCTTGCTCACGGTTGGCTGGCGTATTCCGTAGTCGGCGGCAATCACTGGCTGTGGTCGTGGATCATCCCTGATCGAACGAACCTGTTGCTCAGTCAGTTTCGCTGCACACTTGCGCTGATGGCGAGGAAGATGTGGCGGCGGGCTGTCGCGCTTTTTTGCTCGCATGTCGGCATTGTTGTCGATGCGAGTTCCCATGAACAAGTGATAGACATTGATGCAAGAGCCAATATCGCAGTGGTGACAGATGCACATGCCGTCAGGAATTGGTCCGCGCTTCAATTCCCATGCAAGCCGATGAACCAAGACTCGGCGGCCATTTACGTTGGCCTGTCCATGTCCTTGCGCACCGCAACATCCAAGCCAAATCTGGCAGCCACATTCGGTAATGCGTTCGCTACGACGTTCCAGAAGTTCGGCAACCGATTCTTTTCTTGCCATGACACCCCCCATAGGGTAATTGAAGACTCGCCGGTAAGTGCTGTATGGGCAGCATGGCGGTTGCAACCGCATGTCCCGGCTCCTGCATCATAGCATGTGGAACCGCTCACCATGACCACCATCGCCGCCGCCGCCGACGTGCAGCTTGTCGTTCAAGTCCTGACCTGGGCCTTCGGTCTGGTCGGCGCGGCCTTCATCGCCTGCCTCACCTGGTTTTTCATGCGGGTGCTGCACCAGTTCGATGCCGTGATCAAGTCGGTGGGGGAGTTGAAGGGGTTGGTGTTGGAGGACGTGCATCGGCTCGACATCCGCATCACCAAGCTCGAAAGCTGGCGCGAGGCGATGATTCAGGCGAACCAGATGCAGCACATTCTGGAGACGGCCAAGCACGTTCACGAGCGCGAAATGGGCGGCAACGAATGACGCCTTCGCCTGAACTGTTCGAGTTCACCAGGGGCTGGGAGGCTTTGCGCACCACGCCCTACAACGACGGCAGCGGCCACTACGCCATCGGCTACGGCCATACCTGCGATCCGTCGCACCTGCCAGTGACGCTGGCATGGGCCGAGCAGACGCTGGGCCAAGACCTTGGCTGGGCGGCGGAACTGGTCGAGGCAGCCGTGCAGGTCACGCTCACGCAACAGGAATTCGACTGCCTGACCGACTTCTGCTTCAATGTCGGCGCCGGGCACAAGGGCGTGAAGGACGGCTTCGTGGTGCTCAAGAACGGCAAGCCCAGCACTCTGCTCGCCCGAATCAACGCGCTGGAATTCGATGACGTGCCCTACCAGATCGGCCGCTGGGATCATGCCGGCGGCAGGGTAGTGCTGGGGCTCACTCGCAGGCGGCTGGCGGAGGTGGCGATCTGGACCGATGGCGATTACTCGAAACGACCTTGACTATCATGGTAGTGGGGATATGATGACGCCATGCTGGTCATGGTCAAAAAACTCCGATGCCTGCGCTGCAAATATCGCTGGTGGCCCCGGGTGAAGAAACCGGCCCGGTGCCCGCATTGCAAGTCGGCGCAGTGGGACGAGCCACGCCGGAAGCGCCATGCCGCCGCCTAAACCGCCGCCGGACAAGCCGCCGAAGCCCGGCCCCTTCAATCCCTTTTCGGGCCTGATCGCCGCCCTGATCTACGTTGGCGATTCCATCAACGCTCAAGGAGCAAACACCGTGGCTGCCATCGACGACCTCAAGACTTCTGTAACCAACCTCATCACCGCCGTCGATCACACGGCGACCGTGCTGCAAGACCTCGCGACCAAGCTGGGACAATCGACCGACCCGGCGGTGCAGGCCGCTGCGGCGCAGATCCAGGCCGAGGCCGACGCGCTCAACACCGCGACCGCTGCCGCCGATCCGGGCGTGTGATGCGCCTCGTCTTCGCGCTGGCTCTCGCCGTCGCGCTCGGGACGCTGCTGCTCTCGGGCTGTGCAGCCATCGGTGGAGGACCCGATATGTCGGTCGGCCAGTTGCGGGCGATGGCGGCCGACAAGAACGCAACCGCGGTCTACAGCAAGATCATGGGGCCGTGGGGAACCGGCGTTGTGGTTTACATCAACCTCGACGAGACCAAGCAGAACGGAACGGTGACGGTCGGAACTGACGGCACCATGACCGCGACCACGGTCAATCCGGTCAAGGTGCCGGTGGTTGCCCCGGCCTCGGTCGCGCTATCGCTGGATACGAACGGTAATTGCGTGCGCACCGTGTTCGACGCCAGCGGTCATCCGACCGGATCGGCGACGGTTGATCGGGCGCGCTGCCAGTGATCCAGAGCAGCCCCGCGCCAACCACGAAAACCCTCGCCGCTGGCATTGCCGGGGCAGTGACGATGATCGTGGTCTGGGCGGTGAAGACCTGGGGCAAGGTGGACATTCCGCCGGAAATCGCCGTCGCTATCTCGACCGTGATCAGCTTCGCCGCAAGCTATCTCACGCCACCCCGCGAGTCGGACATCCTCATTCGGGGACCGGAATGACCCTGCCCGTGCTGACCCGCCTAGTCAACGCCGCGTTCCCGGCACTCAACGCCGCTGGCGGCGAAGGACCGGGCAAGATCACCGCCGCGCAGGCGCAGGAATTGGCCGAGGCTATCGCTGCCGCCAAGGCGTGGCTCGCGCAACAGGAGCAGGCATGACCGATACCAAAATTACCCTATCGCCCGGCGACTCGGTTCTGGTGACTGCGGTTAGCGGACCCGTGCCGCCGATCCCGCCGACTCCGCCGCCCGGCAGCGTGTTCATCGGCCACATCGAGGCTGATGGCACGCGCCATTCCGCCACTGGCGTCACCCCGGCGACGACCTTCATCTACTGCACCTTTACCGTTCCCACGGGCGTCAACGGCAAGCAGATGCAGATCAGCACCTACAACACGACAGGGCCGGCGATCTGGAGGAAGGTCAACCTCGCGCGACAGCCGGGCGACTTCACCGCGCTGCCGAACGGTTCCGATCAGGGTGGCACGCCCAGCCTGCACATGGCGATTGGGACGCCGCAGGTGGGCTGCGTGACCGTGCAGGCGGGCGAGGTCTGGGTGCTCAACATTCGCGACCAGAGCTTCACCGGGGCCAATTCGTGCAGCTTGGGTCAGGACTGCAATCCGACCGTGGCGCTGTTCCCGCCGTCATGAGCCTAACCATCACCCTCCAGCCGGGGCAGTCCACGACCGTCACGGTCGGTGGCCAGACCGTCGCCACCGTCACCGCCGCACCGGCGCAGCCGCAGCCGCAGCCACCCGGTAGCCGAGAGCTTCTCTACGGTTACTTCCTTGCGGACGCTGCCCAGCCCGCGCAGACCGCCGATCACGTCAACGTCGTGCATTGCCCCTCCGGAGGCGATTGGAGCTCCACAGCGGGCCGGCAGGCCGTCATTGATGCCCAGATCACGGTGCTGCGCAACGCCCGCGCAGCGGGCATCCGCCGTGGCGTGCTGACCTCGGACTTCGCCGGATTCGCTGACCTTGGCGGAGGCAGGCGGCAATATCTCGGCCAAGTCGAGGCACAGACCCGTCTCGAGGATTTCATCTGGCAAGTCTACAAGGCGGGGCTGCTGGACATGATCGTGGGCCTCTACACCGTCGATGAGCCCGGCCGGGAGGCCCAAGTGCCGAGCGGCGATCTGGCGAGCTTCTGTGCCGATCTGAGAAGCGTGTGGAAGAACCTGTTCCCACCCACCCCACCGCCGATGCCGAAGCTGTGCATCGTGTACGGAGACGAGCAGGACTATCGCGCTATCGGGGCGCATGACGCCTGCGGCATTGACGCCTATGGACAAGGAATCGGCGTGTTGTCGGGACTCTACCAAGGGATGCAATCGCTGATGACCGCCGCGCAACGCACGATCATTCTGCCGGGAGTGGCAAGCCCGTGGCGGGAGAATCCGGGCGCCTGGGTCGATTACGCCCTGTCGGTGGCGAAAGTCTGGTGGGTCTGTCCGTTCGACTTCATCGGTTACGATGGTCAGGCCAACGGCGCTCGCGACAACGGGATGCTTCCCGTCTGCCGAACCGCCGGCATGAGAGTAAAGGCCCTCACGCCTTAGAGCATCCCGCCAGGATGCAGCCTGCGCTTGGCTTCGACGTACGCAGCGTATGCCTCTTCTGGTGTTACGAACCCGCCGATATAGATGTTTCTCCGGTTGATCATTATTTGAGCGATATAGCGTTGACGCTTATTGCGCTTATCTAGTCGAACACCAAGAAAACCGGTTGTGTTGTTCTTGCTCGGTCTTTGTTGATTCTGAACGTTCTGCTGATGGCTGACATCACGCAGGTTGTCGATCCAATCATGGGTCGTGTCTCAGGTCGAATGTAACGGTTAATGCGGCCCCTCAACGCTCGCGCTAAAATGGGCGCATGGCAACCCGCCCGAAGCGCCCACGCGATCCGTTCCAGCTTGCGAAGCTGATCGGAGATATTTCGACTGGCCAAGTCGAAGATAATCCGCCTGAGCCTGAGAAAGATCCTGCTGCCATTGCTCGGGGCAGGCTAGGGGGCCTGAAGGGTGGTCAGGCTCGCTCCGAGGCGCTTTCCCCGCGCAAGCGTAAGCAGATCGCCAAGAAAGCCGCTAGCGCCCGCTGGCACAAGAAGTAAGCTAGGGCTGGACGCCGTAAACGTCCAGCCCCTCAGCAACTAGTGTCCGGGAGCGGACCCCACCAGACGGGAAGCTCTGGCAGAAAGGAGGTAGGCACTATGAAAACCGAAGCCGCACCTATGGTCCTAGGCGCGCCAACGTTCGCCGAGTTGCACACGAATAACAAGCGTGTTCGGCCAACGATTCAATAGAGCCTAACCGTCCTCGGCAGGCGTTGCGACCTGCCGAGGCGAATTCTACGCAAAATCTCCTGCATTTGTCTATCGCGGTATTTCTCGACGCGAGAGAGTTTTTTGTCGTCTGTAATCAAACTGAACAAATGCTTGACAACCTCTCAAATCTAACTGATAATATGCTTGAGAGGAAAAACTATGAACCGCCTGAGCCTGCAAGACCGCGCCAAGATCATCGGATGTCTCGTCGAAGGCATGAGTATGCGGGCCACGACTCGCTTGCTCGGATGCAGTATCAACACCGTGACCAAGTTGCTAGTTGACCTTGGTGCAGCGTGTCTGCTCTATCAGAACGAGGTCATGCGGGATCTTCCGTGCCAGCGTATCCAGGTCGATGAACTGTGGGCGTTCTGCTACAGCAAGCAAAAGAACACTCCGCCCAATCTTCGCAACCGTGGCGAGCGTGGCGACATTTGGACCTGGGTGGCGATCGAAGCGCAGACCAAACTAGTGCCGAGCTTCTATGTCGGATCGCGCGATGCGAAAACCGCGAAGCTGTTCATCGACGACTTGGCTTCGCGTCTGCGCGATCGCGTACAGTTAACGAGCGACGGATTCAAGGCGTATTTGAAGCCGGTCGAGGACGCGTTCGGTTCCGAGGTCGACTATGCGATGCTGGTGAAACTGTATGGACCATCGGCCGGAAGCGGGCCAGAAACTCGCTACAGCCCCGGCGAATGCTGCGGCGCCGTCAAGGGGGTGGTCTGCGGCGACCCGGAGTGGGATCACATTTCAACGAGCTACGTCGAGCGCCAAAATCTCAGCGTGCGAATGGGCAATCGTCGGTTCACTCGCCTGACGAACGGCTTCTCAAAGAAAGCGGCTAACCACGAATACGCGCTGGCGATCTATTACATGCATTACAACTTCGGCCGCATCCATAAGACGCTGCGCGTTACCCCGGCGATGGAAGCGAAGATCGCGGATCATGTTTGGTCGTTGGAAGAGATCGCTGCGCTGGCGAACTAATTCGGCGGTGTTAATCCGTACCAGAATGCGGTGGCGCGTTGCCGGCATTATTGCCATCGCGTTTCTTGCTGCGTATTGGGAATACGATGAATACCAAAATCAGATAAGCAATTATCCCGAAAAGCACGATGCCGCCTTTTATGGCATCGCGTTTGTCTTCTTCGTTCGGGACTTGTGGCGCGGATTGCATACCAATTCCGAAGCGTTCGTTGCGCTGTTTACTATCATCCTGGCGATCGTTACTACGTTGCTCGCTTTCTATACATCTAGGTTGTGGCGCGTCACAAATGACCTCGTCATTGGTGCGAAGGAAACTGCCAAAACTGAGCTTCGTGCGTATGTCTTCGCGAAAGACTTGCAGTTGATACCAGATGTTACTTCTACCTATTCCCCAGTGCCCTGTTGGCGAGTTAGCGTAACCTTGGGTAACGGTGGGTCGACCCCAACAAAAAACATGAGGCACGCCATTAACTTCAGAGACTTTGCTGGAGACATGCCCGATGATTTTGATTTCCCCGATTCGGATAGAGCCACGCCGTCTATTGGCTTGATAGGCCCGCACTCCGAAATCCAATCCGCTCATGTAGACATCACAACGTCTATAGTTGATCTGGTAGAACTTGGCGCCCGGTCTGTTTATATATGGGGATGGGTCGACTACGGCAACGTTATTAATGCTGCCGATAGGCACCGCACCGAATACTGTTTCGAGCTTCTCAAGCATGGAAACTTGGTGAGCTTCCGTCCACATGGGAGATTCAATAACACTGATGAACAATGCATAAGGCAACCAACTCCATACACAGACGGGGATAATTCCCCATCCTAGGTGGAAACATTCAACCTGAGACACGACCCGGGCGTCGGGCTTGTCCGGTTTCCAGCCGAACCGATGCTGGGGCATCAGTGCTCGTCGCTGAGCGTCATCGCCACGGTAACCGCTTGGGCCGCAACGACGGTGATCTCTCCAACCGCGGTCAGGGTGGTCACGCCGGGGCCGAGGTCGGCGTCCAGCGTGCAGGTGATGGTCACCGCCGGCGGGGAAAGATCGGTGCCGGGGGTGATCTCGGCGCTCATGCCGTCAGCCGAGGCGACGACCGTCGCAATGGCTTCGTTGTCGCTGGTCCACACCGGAATGCCGTCGACCTTGGCAGGTCGGCCTTTGCTGTCCACCGGCTGAATGCTGGCGGTGATGGTCTTGTCGTCGTGCAGGGTTGCCATGATCCAATCTCCTAGAAATGACACGGTGAAATCACCGAGCTTGAGCGTGGTTCTCACCCTCAGTTTCGGTTTGCGGGGCTTGCAGAAGCACGCCATTATCGCGTGCAGTTCCTTGCGGGTGATGTCGAGCATCATGGTTGTACGGACAACTCGCGATAGATGATACCGGCTTCCTCTATCAGACCACGAGCATAGGCCAGATCATCATGCCAACGCGACGGGGCTGACTTGATCGGATAGGACACGATTTCGCTGATACCGACCTGAATGATTTCCACGGTACAGCGCGTACATGGAGGCCCACCCCAAACCATTCCCGAGTCGTCAGTAGCGGCAAGATATAGGGTGCAACCTTTCAGTCTCATGCCAGTGCGCGCCGCAGCAAGCAGCGCGTTCATTTCCGCGTGAACCACTAACTTTAGTTTTGTCTCTCGGTCAGCAAGGCGCTCCTGTGTATCAGCAATCCTTCGCGGAAAGCCATTGAACCCTGCCGACAGGATTTCGTGATCGGGTCCAGTAATGACCGAACCTACCCTAGTGCTTGGGTCTTTGGACAAGCGCGCATGGTACAGCGCCATGCCAAGGAAATGCCGATCCCATCGTTCACTCATCATCCTCTGCTCCCTCTCGCGCGCGCAGTGTCGCTATCGAGTTTTTCGATCTCATCGAGCACGTCCATGCTCGTCATAGATGCCGATGACGACATTTCTGCATTGGACGTTCTGGCAATGACCTCGCGCAGCCGGTGCATGTAGTCAAAGAACGGGCTCTCGCCATGTACCTTCACCATGCGCTGATGAATCCAAATCAACAGTTCGCGTTCGGTCATCTCTCGCTCCGTCGCTATTCGGGCGCGGCGATCAGTTGGGTGGTCAGTTGTTCCCAGGCCCGCTCGACATCTTCAAGAAACACTTTGGCGATAGTTTCGATATTGGTTATTTCGTCCCGGCTGGGCGTGAACCGGCGCACGAACAGTCGCCGCTTCTCCTCCTTGATCCGCGGATCGTAAGCGATGAACTCGCACCACTTACGACCCGTGCAGGCACATTCAGCGAGCATCTGTGGCTTGTATTCCTCTGGTATCACGCCCGCCAGCAGCCAGCCGATGTAAGTAGTTGTGGTCGGGCATTTCACTTCTGCACAGCCATCGGGACCGATCAGGCCATCAGGAGTGGCGCCAAACCCGTCGATGGTCGGGTGGTCATAGAAGCAATAGTCTTGAGGGGTCACGACGTTGCCGGTCGTGAACTGATAGAACTCGATTGCCGGGGTTTGCTGATCCAAGCCCCACTGCATGGCATCGGTGACGTAGTGCCGCACGGAATAACCGGTCATGCGTTCGGCCAACAGGTCACGGATCAGGTCCGCACGCGATTTGGCGGGTCGTCCGTCCTTGAGTGTGGCCATTGCATCGGCGACCCGACTCCCAGTCAACTTTCCGGCGCGTGCTGCCAGCCAAGCCGCGATCTTGTCAGACTCGGCCGGATCTTGACCGGCCATCATGTCATTGACCTTCATGCGACCTCCAGCGCGCGGTTGCATACCTTGCGAATTTGGGCGCGGACTTCGGCATCGGACAGGAAATCGTCCTCGACCAGACCATGAATGACCTTGAGCGTGGTCAGTGGATCGCGCTGGCGGCGCAACTCTTCCTGCTGGCGGGCAACTTCGGCCTGCTGCTCACGCAGCGCCTTCTCCTGCGCCGCACGGGCCTCACTGGCGATGCGGTCCTGCTCGTCGCGCTCGGCCTTGGCTTTGGCGTCCTCTGCTGCACGAGCTTCCCGTGCCACGCGCGCCTCGTTGTCCAGGCGCTTACGCTCGGCTGCCGCTGCCGCGTCTAGCGCGGCCTTGGCGGCGCGTTCTTCTTCCTGCCGGCGTAGGGTCGCCTCGCGCTCGATCGCATCCTGGGCGGCCTTCTGCTCGGCCAGTTCCTGTGCCTGTACCCGCAACCGCTCGGCCTCTAGCTCGTTGGCGATGGCCGCGGTGTACATCTCGCGCAGCTTGGCAAGTGTCTCGTCCTTGGCCTGCGTGCCAAGATAGGCAAGCTCCTGATAGTCGGCTTCATCCACCACGGTCGCGGTCAGGTCTTCGATCATCTTGGCAATGCTGATGGCGGTCTTGCCAATGGCGGTAGTGACGTAGCCGCGGATGCCGGCGATGCGGGCCTGGATCGCGGCCAGCCGCTCGGCTTCCTTACGCTCGCGCTCCTGCTTCTCGCGCTCTTTGCGCCCTTCCTCGGCCTTGATCTGGCTGTCGATGGGGGATTCCAGCGCCACAATCTCGGCGGTAATCGCTTTGGCCTCGGTGTCGATCAGGCGCGTCCTTTCCAGCGCCGGGGCCTTGAGCTTCACCCGCAGGGCTTCCAGCGACGTGCGCAGCGTTACGCATTCGCGCCGATCCTTGCGCGCCTTCTCCATGCCGGTCACGGTGGTCACGTCATAGACGACGTTCCCCAGCCGGGACCGCAACTCGGCCAGCCCGGAGACAGTGGCCGAGTATTCGGTGATCTGGGTGGTCATTGCGGGATATCGCTGAAATCGTCGCCGGCCTGTCGCTTGGGTTGCGCGTCGGCCTTGGCCGCCGCCGCTTTCATCTTCTCCAGTTGCGGGCGCAGTTGGTTGCGGATGGCATCAGAGAAATTCACCCAAGCTACGCGCAACGCCGCGACCCCGTTGTTGCTGGCGTCCCACAAATCCTGTTCGGCGTTGGCGAGCGTGTTGGTCGATACCGATGCGGCTTCGCCGAAATCATCAGCGCCGTTGCCGCCGTTCATCTGTCGCGGGGCCTGGGCGACCCGATGCGCGCGGACCCGGATACCACCGACCAATTTCCCACCGAATGAGATATTCGGATCGGAGTAGACGACGAGCTTTTTGCCGACCCAATGATCGGTATCATCGGAGTTGAAAATCTTCTCGCACAACTGGAGGTTGGTAGCGTTAAGAACGAGCGGTTTTGGCAGTTCCTTAAACAGCATCGTCCATTTATGTTCTGGCGGCTGATCGTCCATTGCAACGTTCACCCGTTCAAAACTTTTGATGGTGACAACGGTTCCTTCCTCGCCACAATCTTCCTTGGCGAGAAATTTTCGTTCGAGCATTTCATGAATTCTGGGCATGTTCGTGTCCTGTTCGTGTCGGGTTCGGTAGAAGGTGAGTCCAGGTTTTTCCAGATCGGATATTGTGAATTGTGCTAAGGTGAACTCCGTAATCGCGTGCGATTGCCTTTAATGTCCTTGTGTCCTCCTTGATTGAAATAACCTGTTCGGTCGTGAGTTTTGCTAGTCCTTGTCTCTCTCCTCGAGGCTGGCGATGAGGCTTCGTTCTCGATCCATTGCGATCGCCAGTTGCATGACGGCCCTTGGTGATCATGTCGCGCTTGTTATCGGCATCGGTCCCGAGGAAAAGATGAGTCGGATTGCAACAGCACGGAACATCACAACGATGCAACACATGAAGTCCTGCGGGGATGGGTCCGTAATGAATCTCCCAAGAAAACCGATGCGTGCTGTAGTGCCTTCCCCAAGCGTAAATCTCACCGTACCCGCGACTACTAATGCCTGCCGCCCACAACCAACAACCCGACATCGGGCAGCGAGCGATGTTGGCCTCGAATCGTTCGGCTTCGTGCGGCATTAGAACGGCTTGGACATGTCCCAATCTAGGGACAAGTTAACGTGATCATCATGCACGAGCGGATGATACTCATCGCTCGCTGCCGCCCCCGCGTCGTGCGCGGCTTCGGTCGGACTCGGCCATGTTTGCACAGGCCACATCGCGATCACGGTACACGCGTGCGCCCGATGATGCTCTGGAATGTAGCCCAGTTCGTACAGTGTCTTGAGCATGCCGAAAGCAGCGTATCCGGCTTGGCGCATCTGTTCAAGTTCGGCATTCATTTGCTCCCTCCCTTGTGTTTGCGGTCGCTGCGCCACACCGCCGCATGGCTCCTGCGGACATGCTCCGCGTCGCGCTTGGCCCGAGACTGCTGCTCGCGGATGTGGGCGTCGGTCGCTGCGTTGATGCGGGCGACGGCGTCCTGCACGAGTTGGTCGAGGTTCATGGCAGCGTGATGACGCTGATTGTGTTGTTGCCGCCCCGCCAGCGCAGCACGAAGTCGCAGAACCGCTCATCCGGCTTGGCGCGGGCCTTGATAAACCGCTCTTCACGGTACTTGGCGATGTTGCGCAGTCCGTGATCGGCGCAAGCCGGGCAGTAGGCATAACTCCCGAAGATGAACCCGCCCGTCTCCGGCTGGTTCGTGTAGTCCCGGTCGCAAATGTCGCAGACCACGATTTCGCCCACATCAACCGGCTTACCGGTACGTTCGGCCTCGTCCCACTTGTCGGCCAGTTTTTTGGGCTATTCGGCATATCGTGTGTAAAGGCATGGTCTGAGCTATAATGAGATTTCGGCATAACGTGTGTAAAGGAGGTTAACCGTGATCCATGAAATCGACGTGCTCAAGTTGGCTGACGAGGTGGCCGCTGCACTGCAGGATATGGGCGACTTCTGGGCGTATGGCATGGCCAAATCTGAGGATGCTGAGCCGGCCATAGAGGACCATCGAACCGTTGCGGAACTGAGTAAGCGCGCCCGGTCGGCACTTGACGCGTATAAGGAGGCTCGACGCGCTATCGTTGATCTATGGTGTCCTGGCGAGCTATTCGCCACCGAGCTTGACCCGGATGGTTCTCCGAAAGCGGGAGGGTGGCTCGTTGAATGGCCGAACGGAGAGGGCGATCTGGGCTGCATCCCCAATCGAGGCCCAGAGTGGTGGCAACTCGCCCTCGCACGCGCTCGGCAAGGCGCCAAGATTACGGCGCTGTATCCCATTCCGTTTTGCCGAACCGACAAGTATCGCTGCACGAAATGCGGCTGCTTCTGGCGGCTCAATCCGTCGATCATCGGGAGCCCAACGGGCTCATGGTCTCTATATGACGCACACCAGAAGCCGTGCAAGCGTTGCGACAATGACCCGGCGTTCCTGTCGATTATCGAACCCGTTGCGCAGTGACGGACATCCTTGACCTGCCCGACTGGAACGTCCTGCACAAACGTCTGGCCGACGAAGCCTACGAGCTGGAGGTGGAGTACGCCATCGAGCCAACGGCCTGCATCAAGTGCGGTGTCGTCGGCCACGTCTACCGGCACGGCCCCAAAGTCGTCGGCTACCGTGATTCGCCCATCCGAGGCCACCCGGTGCTGCTGCTGGTGCGAATGCAGCGCTACCGCTGCCGCTCGTGCTCTGGGACGTTCCTGCAACCTCTGGCGGGCATCGAGGAGGGTCGGCGCATGACGATGCGGTGCGTCGGCTTCATCGAGCAGCAGTGCCTGCGGGACACGTTCACGCGGGTCGCCCAGCACGTCGGCTGCCACGAGCGGACGATCCGCCGGGTGGCCGAGGAATACATCCTGCGGCTGGAGTCGGAGTACGAGATGCCGCGCCCCGAGTGGCTCGGGATTGACGAGGTACACGTCTCCGGGAAGCTGCGCTGCGTGCTCACAGACGTTGGCAGGCGCATCCCGGTGGACATCCTGCGGGATCGTGGCCAGCACGTCGTAGCGACGTGGCTGGGCCAGTTTCCGGGAAAGGGTGACATCAAGGGCGTCACCATCGACATGTGGCGCCCCTACCGCGACCTGGTGCGCGTGGCGCTCCCCGGCGTCCCGGTGGTCGTGGACAAGTACCACGTCCTCTCGATGGTCAACCGGTGCCTGGATCGCGTCAGGAAGGGCCTGCGTGAGGCGCAGAGCCCTAAGGAGCGCCGCGCTCTCATGCGCAGCCGCCACATGCTGATGAAGCGCCCGCACCGCCTCACTGACAAACAGGCCCTTGACCTGTCGGGGTGGCTCAAGAACGTCCCGGAGTTGAAGGCGGCCTACGAGTGCAAGGAGTCCTTCTTCGACATCTACGACATGGACTGGCCGGCGGCGGCCGCCGCGATCCGGGCGTGGCCGGCGTCCGTTCCCACCGACCTGCGCGAGTCGTTCCGCGAGATCACCACGGCGCTTGGCAACTGGGAACCGGAGATCCTCGCCTACTTTGCCCACCCGTTCACCAACGCCTACACCGAGGCGCTGAACGGCGTCACCAAGGTCATCAACCGACAAGGGCGCGGCTACACCTTCGAGGTGCTGCGCGCCCGCGTCCTGTTTCGCAAGGAGCGAATCGTGCCACCAACCCCAGCGCATCGCTGCGAATCGTGCGGCGGTGTCTTTCCGCCCAGCATCCTCTCGACGCATCACATCCAGCCAATCGTGCGGGGCGAGCACCCCACAAACGCCCTCAGCCTGTGCCCGAACTGCCACAAGCGATTCCACACGAGCCGAGAGACGTGACCTACCCACGATTCCACCCCTTATGCCGAATAGCCGTTTTTTGGGGATGCTCACGCTAGCCACCTTGCGAGTCCGATCAGGGCCAGCGCCAGCGCGAGGCCGATGAGGTAGCCGGTCCAGGCGGGGCGGGGCGGGCCGAAGTCGCTGCGGTGCAGGCCAGATTGGCGCACGAACGTGAAATGCTCGGGCGAGTAACTGTTCAGGTATTCGCGTTCGCGGGTCATTACGCGGTCTCGTCGCGTGGTTTGGCGTAGTGCGCGTCAAGCATTTCAAGAGCCTTGCGCAGAACGACACGCAAATCTTGCTTGCCCCAAAAAGTCACGGCGGCTGAATCATCATCACCTAGGCGATGGATGAATGGCCCACGAATGTTGTTCGCAATTCCTCGTCCATCGACATACGATGTCATGGGAAGCTCTAGGTAGAAGCGAAGGCCCGTGAAGTCGTGACCGTCGATGCGCTTGGAAATGATTTCCAAACGCTCGGTCATCTCTTCCGCGTATACATTGACTCTCATTTGCGCTCCTTGCGGTGGAAGATCAGCACATCGCCACCAAGTAATTGCCCGACCGTGTACGGCTCACTGACGAACTCGATCCGTGGCCCGAACTCGCGCTCGCCTTCGACCTGCAATTGCTTCCTCCATGCCTCCGTCTCGTCGGCCATGCTGGGCGTCGGCAGCCACCGCTCGCCGGGGCAAAGCCGATTCGCAATTCTATGCAGGCGGGATGCTAACCACTTCATCGCTGCACCAATTGCAGTTGCCGCACGGCCTCAATGATCGCCCGCGCCTCAGCCACGCTCCTGCCGTCGAGTGCCTGCGCGATCCCTATCATCGCCTCACCCATCTTCCTGATCTCGGCAACCGGGTCGTCACAGTGCGAGCGCAGCACACTGTCGATTTGCTCGATCACGTCTTGGTAGTTCATCTTGGAATACTCCGGTTTGCCGCTAATCGTGATTGGACCATACCGCGCAAACCGTCGTCAAGATATATTTACGCCAGCCGACGAACGGTGGTTTACGTACGTTGACACAAGGCTTACCATCGGCCCCATGACCCATGCTGACCTCTGCGCCTATTATGGTAGCGCCGTCCGAGCCGCCGAGAAACTGGGCGTCACCCGTGCGGCGGTCAGCCTGTGGAAGCGATACGGTATTCCACCGGGCCGGCAAGCCATGATCCAGATCGCCACCCATGGCAAGCTGCGCGCCGGCGGCAACGGCAAGGCGCGGGCATGAGCGAGTTTCCTGATGTGCCCTGCAACGGCTGCATGCTGTGCTGCCACGGCGATGCCATCCGCATCTTGCCGCATGAGGACGCGAGCCGTTGGCAGACCGTGCCGCATGATCATTACCCCGGCCATCGGATGCTCGCGCACAAGGCCAACGGCGATTGCGTCTATCTTGTGGCTGGCGGCTGCTCGATTCAGGACACGAAGCCGCAGATGTGCAAGGAAATGGACTGCCGGCGGCTCGCCCAGGCGTTCACTTGGACGCAAGCGCGCAAGATTCAGGGCTTCCCGATCCGAATCTGGCATCGCGGCAAAGAACTGCTGCGGGACGGGAAAGCGGCATGACCGCCCCGCGCCCCGCCGCGCCGCGAGCCTCACCAGAGCGCCAGCGGGCGGGCGCATGAGCAAACCGCTCAAAGCCTATATGGGATTCTCGCGCGATATGGGTAGCTGCGAGGGCGCGTGTCTTGTCTTTGCCCCGACCGCCAAAGAAGCGCGCCGTAAGGCATGGGTAACGATTTCTGATTGGTTCGATGCGCCGTGGACCGATGTGGCCGTGCTGTGGATGAAAAACCGTCCTTGGCTGTTTGAGGAAGCCGATCCGCAGCTGCTCGCGGCCGGGATCGTTCATGTGGTCAAAGACCCCAAGACCTGTCCATCGTGTGCGTTGTGGGGCTGGAAGCGAATTGGTGAGGGTTGCGAAGGCTGCCTCGAGACTGAATCCATCCTGACATGAATGCCGCCGACACCCTCGACCGCGACCGCCAGATCACGGTGGGCGCCTACCGCCTGATCCGGCTTCCCGACGGCACGATCTGGATCGCGCACAAGTCGGGCGAGGGTGGGCAGTTCGCGGAGAGTTCGCTTGAACTGGCGATTGCCCGGTTCTTCTATGCCAACTTTTGACCGCATCCCGTGTCTGCCGGTGCCGTGGGCCGACGACCAGCATTGCAAGGCCGGTGTCTATCACCGGGATACCTACCGGCGTACCGGACGCACCAAGAGCGGCTTCGAGATGCACTACAACCTCAAGCAATGCCGGCGCAAGGCGGGTCCAGACGGCTATTGCTATCAGCACCGGGCCGTCGAATGACCGCCAGTCCCCTCATCGGCCTGTGCCGCGCCGCTGGCCTGCCGGTGCCGGTCGCCGAGTACCGCTTCGCCCCGCCCCGGCGCTGGCGGTTTGACTATGCGTTCTTGTCCCTCTGGATCGCGGTCGAGGTTGAGGGAGGCGGTTTCGTAGGCGGGCGGCACACCCGCGGGGCGGGCTTCCTGCGCGACATGGAGAAGTACAACGCGGCGGCGATGTTGGGCTGGCGCATCCTGCGCTATCCGCCGCGGAAGCTCGCCCAGGCTGTGCTGGACATTCAGCAATTGCTGGGCCAAACAGTTTGCGAGCGCCCGGTGAGCGTGCGCGCGGCGAACGAATGAGACAATTGACGATCGGCTCGCTCTTCTCCGGCATCGGCGGCTTCGACCTTGGTCTGGAGCGGGCCGGGATGCGTGTGATCTGGCAGAGCGAGATCGACCCCTACGCGAGCGCGGTGCTGCGCAAACACTGGCCTATGGTGCCCAATCATGGCGATATCCGAGCAATTCACTTTCCTCCCGTCGAGCGATGCGATGTCCTTTGCGGAGGTTTCCCATGTCAAGACATTTCCAACGCTGGCGAGCGTGCGGGCATTGACGGTTGCCGTTCCGGATTGTGGGCTGAATTCGGCCGACTCGTTTGCGAACTACGACCCCGCTACGTCCTCGTGGAGAACGTCGCAGCTTTGCTTGGACGGGGGCTTGAGCGCGTTCTCGGAGACTTGGCCGCGCTCGGGTACGATGCGGAGTGGTCGGTGCTATCGGCGTGTCGAATGGGGGCGCCACACATGCGTGAACGAGTGTTCATTGTGGCCTACGCCGACAGCGAGCACGGGTGGACGTGGTTTCGGGATTCCTTTGCACGAGCGGAGCGGGCGCTACAAACTGACGACGGTTCGCCGCGTGCAAGAACTGGTTGGCTTGCACGGCTGGCGAATCCATCCGCACTTTACCGAAACGCTGATGGGGTTTCCGATCGGATGGACCGCAATCGAGCCATAGGCAACGCCATCGTCCCGCAAGTCGCGGAAGTAATCGGGCGGGCGATCGTGGAGTCGAGCTGACGCCCCCTAGCGGCGGCGGCGTCGGCGGCGGCGGCGGGGCGGTTCGCGCTCGGGCGCCTGCCGACCGGGCAGATGAACAAATCGGAGCAGGCGTATGCCGCCTACCTGGATGCCCAGAAGTTCGCCGGTTTCATCCTGTGGTGGAAGTTCGAAGGGGTGAAGCTCAGGCTTGCCGACAACACCTTCTACACCCCGGACTTCGCCGTCATGACCGCCGATCGCGGGCTCGAGCTGCACGAGGTCAAGGGCTTCTGGCGCGACGATGCCCGGGTCAAGATCAAGGTTGCCGCCGACCTCTACCCGTTCCAGTTCATTGCCGTGACGGCGCGCGCTAAGAGGGCGGGCGGGGGTTGGACGCGGGAATTGTTCTGATGGCCTACTACCGCGGCGGTCGGGCGGCATGATGACCGACATCACCATTGATGACAACGAACGGATGGCCAAGTCCGGTACTTTGTACTCGGACGGCGTTCTGCTGCAGCGCGCCATGAACAACTGCGCTCGTCGCGCCAAGCGGCGCCGCGATTCGCTGTGGGTCATTGTCGGCGAGGAATTCTCCTGCGGTAGCACTTTGGCGCATGGGCTATGCCGACGCTTCGGGTTCGATCCCGACCAATGACCCTGCGCGCCCGCGTTCTGGCCGCGATCCAGGCCGGCACGGATACCGTCTGGCAACGTGTTGGCGCCGGGCAGTCATACCTGTCGCGCCGGACTGGCGCTGGAGCGTGCGATGAGCCAAGACCCGGAGAAATGGATCGCCGAGTTGGCCGCAGCCGGTTGGGAGCGCGTCAGGATGAACGTATGGAAAGCGCCGGACGGTCGTTTCGTTCTTGGTCCTTACGGGGCATGGAAAGCCATGCTGGCACAGAAAGCAGCAGCCTGTGCTGATCCGGCCTTGACGAGCGCCCCGCCGCGCGGATAATCGAAGGCAATCCGGGGCACGCGTTGGCCGACGCTTGCCCCGCCCTTATCGGGGCACCCCGGAGAACCTTTCCTGACCATAAGGGGGTCGCTTTTGCCCAACCGCATCCTACGCGCCGAACTCATCGAGTCCGAGCCTTGGCTCGCCTTGAAGGACAATGCCGATCGGGCGGCTTGGATCGCCTGCGTACTCACGGTGGATACCTTCGGCGACATGCCGGCCGGTCCACAACGCCTTGTCCGGTTGTGGCGCCCCTACGGCATCGACACTCCGGAAAAGGCAGCCAAATGTTTCGGCGATCTGGTCGACGTCGACCTCACCAGGCGCTACACCGCGGACAGCAAGCCCTACCTCCACATTCCCCGTTTCCGCCAGTCTTGCCGCTGGTTGGGTCATGTCTGGCCCTTATCCCCGTGGGCAACAAACGAGGAAAAACAAAGGTTTGACAAAAAAACGCATGCGGAACACATGCGGCCTCCTGCGGACCTCTGCGGACCTCCGGCTGAAGTAGGTGTAGAAGTAGGTGTAGGTGTTGATAAAAGCAGTTCAACGTCTTTGGTCCGCGCTGCGCGCGTCCCCAGACAGAAAACCCCGTCGACAAAAGGCACCCGACTACCCGAGGACTGGCGTTTACCCGACGAGTGGCTTGAATGGGCCTTGCAGATCAGACCAGATTGGACGTCACAAGGCGTCGTCCGCGAGTCCATTACCTTCCGCGATTACTGGCTCGGACGATCCGGCGCCGGCGCGGTCAAGCAGAACTGGCACGCCACCTGGCGCAACTGGATTCGGCGCTGCGAATGCGAACCCGTGAGGTGAACCGATGAAAAACTGTCCTACCTGCGGTATGGCTGTTGACGGCGAGTTCTGCCCGCATTGCGACACCGGAAAGCCGAAAACCAAGGCGCTGCCCCGAGACCCTAACTGGTGGCGCTGCTGCGATGTGGATCCGATCAACGGCGCCCGCTGCGACAAACCAGGATCACTGTCGGACAGTACGACCGGCGGTGGACCCTGGTATTGCCGGCAGCACTATCCCGGTTTTCGCAAGCTACCGAAGAGTGCAGCTCCACCACCACGGGGCTGGCAAAGCCTGCGAGATGCGCTACGCAGCCGCCAGCCCGGCGAGGACGACGCCTAGCCCCGCCACCACCACGCGGCGCCCAACTCGAGCGCCAGCGTCACGGCGAGAATGGCGAGGACGCTCATGGGTGATCTGATTTATTGTTTCTGTTGGCGATTGCTAGATCAATCGAAGCGTCAACCTCGGCCGAAGTCTTTCCTAACAATTTCATTTGGTTCGCTCTGATCCAAACGTAGCGGCCCGCGTTCAATTGCATTTCGTTTTGCCATCCTTGATTAACAGTAGGCGGCGCACTCGTCTTTTCGGCATTTACAATTACCAATTCTAGCTCCGCATCTTCCGCTCTTGACAGCAGCATGTCGTTCGCTTCCTTCAGAGAGAAAACAGTCTCCTCCGATCGTAGAAGGTTTCTGGAAATAATTGCCCAATCGTCATCGGGATCGGCATTGACTCGATCAAGAACAGTTTTGGCAATGGACAGCGCGTAATCCATCTCATCTTGGTCGGTTCCCATGGCTCCCGTTCCGGCAGTCGTCCTTGGGAGGTGCGCCCTGATTACTAATTGCTCAACTTTCAGCAGTTTTTCTGATGCGGCCCGTATCTTTGCCCGTTCATCATCAGATGGAATCGTTGCGGCCACTTGAGATGATCCGCAACGGCTGTACTTGTTGGCTGCGCGCATAACGATTTTGAACGCTTCGCGTCGTGTCATCATGGTCAGTCCATCAAGCCTAGATTCTTGGCCGACTGGTTATCGAAATCGTAGCCATAGGCTCGATGCCACAACTTCATTGCGGCGAGCAGAATTCGTTCTCGTTCTTCGACACTGGGCCATTGCGGAAGTCCTTGACCTGCTCCGCGTCGATACCGTCCGCTTGCTTCTATGAGTATCTGCAATGCTTCGGCGTTCGTTTTCAGTTTATCCATGATCATTTCCTCTCTGTCTCGCGTGCAATCTTGATCCTGAATAGCTCCCACTTGGAGACCGGCATGCGACGATCCCCGGTCTCCCACGCCGACCACGCCCGCAGACTGGAACCGACCAGCCCCGCGGCGCGGCCCTGCGTCAAGCCGGCAGCCTCGCGCGCTTGGCGCAGCTCGAGCGGGCTGGGGTGGGCGCTCATACCATTCCCGACATCGCGGCCCGCACCGTTGACAGGCTGTAGGGCGCGCCATCGGGTGTCTTGTTGGTGCCGTCGTCGCGCAGCAGTCCGAGCATGGCGCCGGCGGCTTCGGTGCGGCTACGGCTCTTGCGCACGCATTCCCGCGCGAGGTTGTACAGCCCTTCGTCGTTGTTGATCCACAGCGACACGTTCCAGTGGTTCCAGTTCTTGTGTCCGTTGTACTTTGCCATGTCGTGCTCCTCTCTGGTCAATCCCGCCAACCGGCAGGCGACAGCCACAACGGGCTGTCGTGTGCGGGCTAGCTCGCGATGACTTCCAGATCAGGCGCGACATCGGCCAGTGCATCGCGGCCTTCCTCGCTCGCACAGTAGCTGTCGAACTCGCCCGGTTCCAGGTCGGCCCCGTAGAGCATCAGGTAACGATAGGCAAAGCGTGACTCGGCGCGTTGCTTGCTGACCGGCGATCCGTTGATGTAGTAGCGCATAATTCCCTCTCTGTGGTTGGACTACGCTTGCAGAATGCGCTGATTGTGCGTAGGCGTCCAATACTGTTTCGTTATGGGCCTGCGCACATTGTGCGTAGCTCAGGTTATGAGCCACCACCGTCATTTCGACGGACAATCCGTCACTTCGCCGGGACAACGGTCATTCTGCCGGGACAAGCGTTCGTTTGAAACGGACGTGGGTACGCATTCCTGCTTGCTCCTGTCCGTCCATCAGTCTGGTTTATGGCCCCATTAGCTTGGCTTATGTACCGTCCGACGTTAGTGATCACTATGCATCATTCCCCACTTCGCTCCACTCACGTCGGGTAACGGGTGTTATGTCAACTCACCGTTTCCCACCGCAGGGGTGGATAAGGCCGGGCCCAGACCGTCCGGGCCCCACCTGGCCAGTGTAGGGGGTGGGGGGAGCAAATCGCGATCCGGCGAAATTTGCGTAATGCAGTGTTTCCCGCTGCTGAAGAAAAACAGGAAATGGCTATGCTGCAATGCAACACAGGATCAGGATAATGCTGATCTGATTGCGACAGTCAATATTCGACCATAGCGCGCGCGGGGAAAATTTGCGCTGATGCCGCGGGGCAGAGAGGAGGCTGCCCGCCATTACGCCTTGGCGGCCGATAGGGGCCGGGTATCCGTTATTTGAGCGGAGCTAGGGCGCCTCGGGTCCGTTGACGGCGGATTTTGCCGCTGGAGGCCGATAGAGGGATGGCTTCCAGGCTGCGAAGTCGGACAGGGGATTCGGATTGTCGATGTACAGACGGTGAATCGAGGTATCCCAGCGACAGCCGGCCTTGAGTGCGTGTTGGTATTTGGAGGCCGGGACCCGCAGATAGTAGCGGGCGACTCCGAGAGGAGGAACGAGTTGCGACAGGTGCGCCGGCTTACCGACCGCGCATTGCTCGATGAGCAGTGCTTTGTCGCGCGGGGGGGTGGGATCGGCGAACGACTTGTGCCGCGCTTTCTTTGGAGCGCTGGCGGCGAGGCGGCGGTAATCGGTGGTTAGGCCCATAGTTTTTGTCTATTGCCACTGACGCTTGCATTAGAATCCTGTTGGTGGCAGGATGTCAAGCGCGAAGGCCCAACCGCCATTGACCCGACACCTGCCATCGGCGCACAAGGCAGCGGCGCCCCGCGGGCTCTCTCTCGCGGGGCGTTGTCATTTCTGGCCGCCGGGTTCACACTGCGGCTGTCGCCGGGCTTTCCCTGGTCTTGGCGGCTTGGGCGCGTCCTGTCCTCCTCCCCGAGCGGGGCGTGCCGCAGCGCCCCGTCCCTCGCCGAGAGTGGCGGGGCGTTGTTTTGTCGGTTATACTGAGGGCAGTCAGGATCAACCGGGGAGACCATCATGCGCTTTCACGTTCTCGGCGTCAGCCACGCCAAGACCCACCGCGAGTACAGCGTCGACGCCTTCAGCCAGAAGATCCGGCTGCTGTGCGCCATGCTCCACCGTGCCGGCCACACCGTCTATCACTACGGTACGGAAGGATCAGAGGTCGAAGCGACCGAGCACGTGAGCGTTGTTTCACGTGAAACCTACGAACGCTCTCACCCCTACGACTGGCGCACCACGGCGTTCGATACCGGGCGCGACAATGACGCTTACCGGGAATTCCAGCGTCGGGCAGCCGAGGAAATCGCTTGGCGCAGTCAGCCACGGGACTTCCTGCTCTGCGGGTTTGGCCTGAATCATCAGCCGATCGCGCAGGAGCTCGCTGGAAAGCTGCCGATCGTGGTCGAGCCCGGCATCGGCTACGAGCACACCTTCGCCCCCCACCGCGTCTTTGAAAGCTATCCGTGGATGCACTACCTCTACGGCAAGGAGGGCCGGATGATGACTCCGAGCCTCTACGACGCCGTGATCCCCAATTACTACGATCTGGCCGACTATCCGTTTTCCGCGGAGAAGGACGACTACTTCTTCATGCTCGCCCGACCCACGCCCGCCAAGGGCTGGGAAATTGCGGCTCGGGTTTGCGATGCGATCGGCGCTGAATTGATCACGGCCGGGCAAGGAAATCCATTCGAGCAGATCAAGCCGCCGCGACTCCATACCCACGTCGGCTGCATCGGCATCGAGGAACGTGGCCGGTTGCTGTCGCGGGCGCAAGCGAGCTTCGTGCCGACGACCTATCTGGAACCCTTCGGCGGCACCGTGATCGAGAGCCTGCTCTGCGGCACGCCGGTGATAACGACCGACTTCGGGGCGTTCAGCGACACGGTGGCCCACGGCATCGTCGGTTACCGCTGCCGCACGCTCGAGCAGTTCGTCTGGGCGGCGCGCAACATCGACCGCATCAGCCCCAAGGTCTGCAGGATGTACGCCAAGGCCAACTACGCGATGGAGCGTGTCAGCCTGATGTACGAGGAATACTTCGCCACGCTCGCTCGCCTCTACGCCAATCCCAAGGGCTGGTACGGCGAGTACCCCGAGCGCGCCGAGCTCGACTGGCTGACCCGATTTTGACATAACGCATTGACTTCACTGTCGGTGGGGGCTATAACGCCCCGTTATGGGTGACGTGGTCAGGCTAGAGGATAAGGGCGAGGCGCGCGAGCGTCCCCCGGGGCTGCCGGCGACCTGCACCGACGCCGCGTTGAAGGACGCGGTGCGCGACTACTTGCTGGGCGAATCGTTCGAGAACCTCGCCAAGCGCCTGGGTGTCACCAAGGGTTTTCCCGAAGGCTGGCAGCGCTCCCCGCTCTGGGGCGCCCTCGCGGTGGACCTGCTGCCGGAAGCGCAGGACCTGCTGCGCGGGCGCTTGACCCGCAGCCTCGCCCAGACGCTCAACCTGATCGACGCCCGCATCGCCCACGGCGACGTGGGCTACACCCGCGAGGGCGAGAAGTACACCCGTGAGCTCTCCGCGCTCACTCTTGCCACGCTCGCCAGCCGCCTGGCCGAGATCCAGCGCGGGATCGAGAAGATCGACGACTCCAAGCCGCCGCAGGATGGGCGCATGGACTTGAACGAGCTCGCCAAGGCGCTGCGCCATCGCGCCCGGCAGTCGCCGCCCATCGACGTCACCCCAAGCAAATGAGACTCGACCAGCCCTTCGACGCGCAACTGATCGAGGGCTTTGTCGAGGATTTCCTGCTCGCCGACTACGAGGACCCGCACCCGACGCCGCAATTTCAGCGGCTGTGGTGGGCCATGTTCTGTCTGCCGGATCGCAACGTGATGATCGCGGGGCCGCGCGAGCACACCAAGTCGACTAGCCTCAATCACGCCTGGGGCATGGCCGCCGGCCTGTTTGAAATCTGCCCGTTCCAGTTCAAGGTGAGCCGCACCTACGAACTCGCTTGCGAGAAACTGCAGCAAGCCAAGGTGACGCTCACCGACAACGAGAAGATCAAGCACGTGTTCGGCTTCCGCCGGTTCGTCAAGGACACCGAGAACGACTTCATCGCCGAGTTCACTTCCGGCTACCAGATGCGGATGTACGCGCTGGGGATGGAGCAGAAAGTGCGGGGGAAATCGTGGGGCACCAACCGCCCGAACCTCATTCTCGGCGATGACATGGAGGACGACGAGCAGGTCGAGAGCATGAGCCGGCGCGACAAGGCGATGAAATGGTTCATGCGGGTGCTGCTTCCCGTCGGCGGGCGCCACACCTTAAATCGTGTGGTCGGCACCATTCTGCACCAGGACTCGATCCTGATGCGCATCACCCGTCTTTCCGATTGGAAATGGCGCATCGACTCGGCGTGCGACGAAACCGTTTCCGCCGAGTCGATCCTGTGGCCGCAGATGTTCAGCCAAGCGCGGTTGCTGAAACTGAAACAATCTTTCATCGACGCCGGGGACTTGGCCGGCTTCAACATGGAGTATCGCAACGTCGCCCGCGACGCGACCTCCGGCTTCTTCCGCCCCGAGGACTTCCCCCCGATCCCCGAGGACTGTGACCGCCAGCGGTTGACGTATTACGTCGGCAGCGACTTCGCCATCTCCACGGCCGAGCGGCGCGACTTCACCGTGTTCGTGGTCGGCGGGCTCGACGCCGCCGGGTTCCTCAACATCGTTGACGTGCGGCGCGGGCGGTGGGACGCCAACGAGATCATCGACGAGATGTTTTCCGTCCAGCAGACCTGGGAGCCGGTGGAGTGGTTCATCGAGGCCGGGGTCTTGAACCGCGCGCTGGGGCCGATCATCGACGTCAGAAGCCGCGAGGTGAACGAGGGCCAGGGCATCTTCCTCAATCTCACGCCGCTCCCCTCCACCACCGACAAGCGCACCCGCGCCCGCAGCTTTCAGGCGCGAACACGGGCGCGCGCCGTGCGCTACGACCGCGACGCGGTTTGGTTCCCCGACTATCAGGAGGAGCTGCTGCAGTTCGACCGCGGCACCCACGACGACGCGGTCGATGCTTCCAGCATCCTCGGCCGCGGCTTGGCGCGCATGGTCACGCCCTTGAGTGTGGAGGACGAGGACGAGGAGGAGCGCGAGGAGGCAATCCGCGAGCATCTGTCCCTCGGCCGTTCACAGGTCACCGGCTACTAGATAACCATATGAAATGTAAGGACAAACCAGAAAACAGGCCATGCCGGGACTGCGGTGTGGTCAAGCACAAGTCGCAATTCGTCAGCAACCGAGCGTTTTCGGATGGCATCGACACACTTTGTCTCGATTGCAATCATCGTCGGGTGCGCGAGTATCGGGCCAAAGGCAAGCGCAAGAGCCGGGAAGAGGCCGCCCGGTATCGTGAGCGTTATCCGCACAAGGCAATCGAGCGCGCCGAGCGCTATCGCGGACGCACTCGGATTGCCACACCCTCTTGGCTGACCGAAGGCGATTATTTCATGCTGGCTGAAGCGTCAGCCCTTGCCAAACAAAGAACGAAAGTCATGGGCTTTCGTTGGCATCGCGACCACATCGTTCCGATCGGTTCGTCCAAGGTCTGTGGATTGAATGTCCCGTGGAACGTGCGTGTGATTCCGGCGCAGGAAAACTGGCGCAAAGCGACCAAATTGGTCGAGGAACTGGTGTATTGACATGGACGCTGCCGCGCTGAAAGCGATGGACGAGGCGATCCGCACCTTCGGCGGCGGGGAGGTGACGTTCCGCGACCGGCGCATTTTTCTCGCCGGCTTCCTCGCCAACGGTCTCAGCGATGCGGTCAAGCAGGAACTGCGCGGCGCCGCTACGATGGACGACCCGGCCTTCGTGCCGCAACTCAAATGACCGCCCCCAAGTACCCGTCGCTCGACGACCTCGTCGCCGCCCCGAATGTGTGTTCGCTGCTCACCGACGAGCAGATCACGGAGATCGGGACGACCGCCGCCGAGGGCCTGCGCACCGACTTGTCGAGCCGCGCCGAGTGGGACGAGCGCAACGCCCAGGCGATGGAACTGGCGCTGCAAGTGGTGAAGCAAAAGACCTGGCCGTGGATGAATGCGAGCAACGTCAAGTTTCCCCTGGTCACCGTCGCCGCCATGCAGTACCAGGCGCGAGCGTACCCGGCGCTGGTGCCCGGCACCGAGCTGGTGAAGGCGAAAATCTTCGGCCCCGACCCCGATGGCAGGAAGGCGGCGCTGGCCGAGCGCGTTAGCGCCCACATGAGTTGGCAGAATCTGGAGCAGGACCTCGGCTGGGAGGAGGAGCAGGACAAGCTCCTGCTGGTTCAAGCCATCGCCGGGTGCGCCTTCAAGAAGCGCCTGTTCGACCCGGCCAAGGGGCGGCAGGCGACGCGCCTCGTGCTGCCGCGCAACTTCGTCGTCAACTACTGGACCCGCGACATCGCCTCCGCGGAGCGGTACACCGAAACGTACTACCTCTCCCAGAACGACATCCGCCAGAGGATTGTCGACAAGCGCTTCCGCGACGTCAATCTGCCCGAAGACGACAAGGCCCATACCGGCAACTCCAAGCGGCCGACCATCGTGCCCGACGCTCAAGCTCAGACTGCGGATTTGCAGAAAGAGGCGATGGACGAGCGCCAGGGCATCCGGGCGATGGCCGAGGATGCCGTCACGCCGTTCTATACCGCCGAGCAGTACTGCAAGCTCGACTTGGACGGTGACGGTTATCAGGAGCCCTACATCGTCACCTTCGACGTCGGCTCCGGCACCGTCTACCGCATCGTCGCCCGCTACCTGCCATCGGGCATCAAGAACGTGCAGGGCCATTCTTTCGGCAGCAAGGAGTGGAAGGCGGGGCCGAAGGTCTACCACATTGACCCGGTCGAGTTCTACACCAAGTACGGCTTCATTCCGTCACCGGACGGTGGCTTCTACGATCTCGGCATGGGCGCCCTTCTTGGTCCGATCAACGAATCGGTCAACACCGGCTTCAACCTGATCTTCGACCAGGGCACGATGAAGGCGCTCGGCGGCGGCTTCCTCGGGCGCGGCTTCAAGGGCAAGGGCGGCGCCATGTCCTTCGCCCCCAACGAGTGGAAGCCGGTCGACGCGCCGGGCGACGACATCCGCAAGCAAATCTTCCCGCTGCCCACCGGCGAACCGCCGCAATTGCTGATGCAATTGATCGGCTTCCTGGTCCAGTATGCCGAGCGCATCGTTTCCGCCACCGAGATGCAGGTGGGTGAGAACGTCGGCCAGAACACCCCGGCCGAAACCGCGCGTACCATGAACGAGAATGGCGCCCGGGTCTACAACGCCATCTTCAAGCGCACCTGGCGGGCGGAGCGGAACGACTACCGAATTCAGGCGAGGAACGACGAGCTGTTCCTCGAGGCCGACGTCGCCTACCCGCAGTTGAAGCGCGACGGCCTCATCAGCATCGACGACTACCGCAGCATGGGCCTCACGGTTTTTCCCGCCGCCGATCCGCACGTCGTCAGCGATACGCAACGGATTGACCAAGCCAAATTGCTCGTCAGCAACGCCTTCCAGTTGCCCGGTCACAACAAGTACAAGGCGCTCAAGCGTCTCTACACCGCCATGCACATCAGCGGCTACGAGGAGATCATGCCGCCACCGACGACGCAAGGCCCGAACGGGCAGACGCAGCCCGGCGCCGACTTCCCGCCGATGCCCAATCCAAAGATGATCGAGGCCCAGAACAAGGCGGCGCTGGTGCAGTTGAAGCAGACCGAGCTCCAAAGCAAGCAGATGGAATTCAAGCTCACGCTGCAAATGGAATTGGCCGAGTCGCGGGCCAAGGTCGAGAAGATGCAGGCCGAGACGGTGAAACTGCTGGTCGAGGCGCAGGTGGCCAAGACCGACCCGCTGATCAAGATGCTGTTCGCCGAGATCGAGAGCGAATCGAAGCGCCAGGACCGGATCATGAAACTGATCGACAGCCTGATGGGCCACGCGGAGAAGATGAATGGCGATGCTGGAAATGACCACGCCGGAATGGGTCGAGTGGAAGCACCACCCGCAAACGCAGGCGTTCCTGCAATTGCTGCGCCAGGCGGTGCAAACGGATCAGGAGCAATGGTGCAATAGGCAGTTCATCAACGTGCTGTCCATCGACGAGTCGGTGCAGATGAACGCCGCGGCGCTGGGCGAGGTGAACGCCAAGATGAAGATCATTCAGGAAATCGAGAACATCGAGACCGGAGAAAGCGATGCACCTGCACCAGCCTGACGGCACCGACAGCATGGAACTGCCGGCGTGGAATCCCGCCGCGCTCAAGCCCGAGCCGATCAACCACAGCGGTTTGTTGCCGACCGCCGATCGAGTGTTGATTGAACCGGCGCAGGTCAAGAAAACCAGCGCCGGAGGCATCATCCTCGCCGACCAGAGTGTCGACAAGGAAATGCTCGCCCAGCAGATCGGCACCGTGCTGGCGATGGGCAATACCTGCCACCTGTGTCCGGAACTCGCGGGCATCAACGTCGGCGATCTGGTCCTCTTTCAGCGCTACAGCGGCTGCAAGTTTCCGGTCGATGGGAAGGACTACTGGATCATGAAGGCTCGCGACGTCATCGGCAAGGCGACCAGGATGCCCGACTCCATCATCCGCGGCGCGCAGTCGAGCGCCGAAGTGTTCGGGGTCAACGATAGCCAGGCGGCATAAGCCGAATTGACTATCCCCCAAGTTAGGTATAAACGGAGACGATCATGGCCGACCCAGTCCTAGACCAAGCCAAAGACAGCGGCAATGTGGAAATCCCACCGGAGCCGAGCGTGGTGATCGAAAATGAGGACCCATCCCCACCGCAAGGTGCAGATGCGGCAGCCGAAGAGTCTGCTGCGCCACTGGCTGATGAAGCGCTCATCTCTGAAGCCCGCGAGATGGGCTGGAAGCCGCAGTCCGAATATCAGGGCGACCCCGCCAAGTGGAAGGACGCCCGCGCGTGGGTCGACAGCGGCAACCGTGTACTGCCTCTGGTGCGCAAGGAGAATCGCACTCTGCGCACCCAACTGCAGACGCTGCAGAGCCAAGTCGACGCCCTCCTCGCCGAGCGCGGGGAGCGCGACAAGCAGCGCGAGGAGCTAGGCAAGGAAACCCGCAAGCTGCAGTTGAAGCAGGCGCTGGAGGAAGGCGACCACGAGCGCGCCGCTCAACTCCAGTCGGAAATGGTCGAGGCCGCCGTCGGCAGAGAGAAGCCCGCCGCGCCGCAAATTCAGGTCAATCCCGAGGCCGACCGGATCTGGAACGAGTTCACCGCCGACAACCCGCAGTTCAGGAACGACGAGCGCTTGGGCCGCCGCCTGTTTCGCGAAGTCAAGAATCTGCGCGAGGACGGCTCCACCTTGGTCGGCCGCGAGATGCTGGACGAGGCGGCGGATTTGGTCAAACGCATCTTTCCCGACAAGTTCGGGCGCCTGCCCGGCCGGGTGTCGATGGCCGAGGCGGGCGGCGCCAACGGCAGCGCACGCGGCAACATCCGTACTTGGAACGACTTGAAGCCCGAGGCCAAGGAAGTGCTGGAGCAGATGCTCGACAGCGTGCCGGGGCTCTCGAAAGAGGCGATCCTCAGGAACTGCGCCGCCAACCCCAGCCAGTATTTCCGGAGATAAGCGATGGCGACCAAAGTCAACTGGATGCGCGACGTCTACAAGGGCAAGCCCCAATCACAGTGGAACCGGCTGCGGGCCGAATACCTGGCCGCGCATCCCGAGGTCGCCCCGCCGAAGGCACGCGCGGGTCGTCGCGACGCCGGCCAGATCCCGCCGCCGCAGGCGCCGAACGTCTTCGGCCCCGAGCCGTCGCCGTCATTCCTGCCCGAGGCCGACGTCAGCGCGATGGCTGCTGAAACCGCGCAGCGAACGCTCTCCGACCGAGTGAGTTCGGAAGAAGATCTGCCCGACGAGTTCGTGCATAGCCTGTTCGACGGCCGGATGCAAAAGCTCACCGTCATGGGACGCAACGGCAGCATCACCGATCCCATCCCCGGCTACGACCTGTACTGGTTCAACGATCCTGGCAATACCGGCATCACTATAGCAATGGCGCATCGCAGCGGCTGGAGTCATGTCACGCACGACGAAGTCATCATGGCCGATACCGTCATCGGCGGCAACGATCTGGGGTCGAACGTCAGTTACATCATGAACCCCAATCTGGTCCCTCCGACGAGGGGCTGGCTGATGAAGATTCCGAGGGAATTGCATCAGCGGCAAAAGCTAGAGTTCGAGAAGCACCACCAGCGCATCGAGCAGGCGATGACCGCCGGGACGCTGAACGCAAAACCCGGTGATCGACGCTACACGGCCCAGCCCGGCTCGGCCCTGCCGCCGATCGAGATCAACACCAAGCTCTATCGCTAGGAGCGCTCTATGGCGAACCTCAACTCGCCCTTCGGCTTGCGGCCCGTCCGCAGCCTCGGGGCCGGCAACTGGCCGAACCAGGTCAACACTTACTACATCGTTTCCTCCGACCCCAACCAATACCAGATCGGCGACATGGTGCTCTCTGCTGCGGGCGGTGACACCAACGGTGTACCCGCAGTGATTCGCGGGACCGCTGGGACTGAAACCCCACGCGGCATCTTTCTCGGCGCCTACCCCGCCAACTGGAACAATCCCAGCCTGCAGGGCACCCCACCGTTGGATTTGTCCGCCACGAACATTCCGGCGACCAAGACCCGTGACTACTACGCCATGATTTGGGATGATCCGATGGGAATCTTCCAAGTTCAGGGCGATGCGACCACGACCAAGCAGATCGCAACCTCGTGCAACAAAAACGCGAGCCTGACTATCGCTAGTGGACCTACCGCGTGGTCGAGTTCGGCCACCGTGATCGCCTCGGCGAGCATCGACGTTACCGCCACCCTCATCGTCAAGCTGATGGGCCTGGCGCAGATTCCCGGCAACGGCTACGGCCCCTACGCGATCTGGAACGCGACCTGGAATGTCCACGAACTCAAATCCGTCGGCACGCTAGGCGTGTAAAGGAGACCGATCATGGCCGTCATCAACACCGGCACACTGCCCAAGCTCGGGTGGCCTGGCCTGCAGGAAGTTTTTGGCATGACCTACCGCGCGCATCCGAAGACGTATACGAAGATGTTCGCGACCGTGAAGTCGGACAAGATGTACGAGGAGTACCAGAACGTCACCGGCTTCCCCATTGCCCGCTTGAAGCAGCAGGGCGCCTCGATCGAGTTTGTCGCCCAGCAGCAGGGTCCGACGACTCGGCTGACGAATGCGACCTTCGGCCTCGGCTGCATCGTGACCGAGGAGGAGATGGAGGAAGCCGGTGACGTTCTGGTAC